CCCGTGGGGCCCCCCGGTGTCTTCGGACATCTTCCCGTAAGGGAACACTATCCAGATGGAACGCGATCACAGACAGGTAGTGTACGATGAGTATAGGATTAACTCCGAACCGTCAAGCTGTTAACAGCTCGATCGGGTACTCGTACACCGCGCATCAGGAGTTGTGGGACAGAGGTACATACCTCACGGCCCGTTACCCTGACCAGCACGCGCAACGATTTAATGTTGCGTACCGCTCCGATGAGAGTCATCCTGCCTTCGTCGCTTCTCAGCGGCTTGGCAGTTCCCCAGCATATCGAGCTCTAGATCTGGGCGGTCCATTCGACCAAACAGATCTATATTTCGATTTTCCGGGATACGGAACTGGCTGGTCTTCAGGCGGCATTGCCGATTGGAGACACGTTGGTCCCGTGATTGCTCATCATGGAGGCTTCCCGACGGTTCAATCTGGTCCCTCTACGAGGGATTGGATTGACCAGACGTACTTTCAGCCCTATCTCGGGATACAATCTATCCCAACGAGAGAAGGTCTTGGAGGTACGGCGATTTCTCGCGTGGCGCCGAAGCTGTCCAATGGCGATTTCTTGACTGCCATTGGAGAGATTTTGCGCGAGGGTATACCCTCACATCTATCCAAGATGTCATATGCGGAAAGTCGGGCCGAGAACATTCGTGCTCTCGGGTCTGATTACCTGAACGTTGAATTCGGGTGGCTCCCCCTCGTTAGCGAGATTAGGGGAACCGCTCAGTCGATCGTGAATCAAGACAAGATCTTACAAGACCTTGTCCGAAATTCCGGTAGACCGACACGTCGCAGGTACGCGTTTGATACAGCAGAGATGACCTGGGTTGACCAAGCTGGACGTTACGCCCAGCCATGGCCCCAACCCGGACTCCACCTGATGGATCAGGCAGGGTGCAGCTACACCCATACGGCACAACGCCGTACGTGGTTCGCTGGTGAGTTTCGACTGCGTGTTCCCCCGGAGCTTGCAACAGCTTCGGGGAGTGTGGCTGAGAAGGCTAAACACCTTCTTGGCCTACGGATTACTCCGGACACGTTGTGGAATCTCGCACCCTGGACTTGGCTCGCCGACTATGTAGGAAACGTGGGCCCCGTTCTCGGGGTTCTCGGATCCATGCAAGATGGCGATCTAGTCATGCGGTATGGCTACCTTATGCAGGAAGCCAAGTTTCAAACGGAGGTGAAGCACTACGGTATCACTACCGCTGGTGGTTCGTTTCTTCCGTCGGAAATTACCGGGCGTGTCCGTGTATCACGGAAAACTCGGTTGTCCGCATCTCCATTTGGGTTCGGTCTTGACTGGCAAGGGTTCACACCCCGCCAGTTGGCCGTTCTCGCAGCGCTCGGAATTACCCGGGTGCGCAGGTAGGTTCTCACCTACCCCAGCTCCACCTGACCATGCATCCCGCATGGGCAGTTTCCTCAGACGGATCATTAGGCTTACACGCCGTTGATCCAACCTGCCAGAAAGAGTAACGCCTTGTTCGCTGATCCTCAGACCATCACCATCTCAGCCTCTCCTAAGACGCTGAATCGTACTGGCTTTGGCCAGGACGCAGGTAGCTTCGCTACCGGCGACCAGGCTCACCGCCTGACGGTTTCGCATTCCTACGGGAAGCGAGTCCGTCGAGTGGTTAAGCTCAGTCAGGCGACTCTCGTTGCCAACCCGCTAATCGCGGGCCAGAACGTGAGTCAGCTGGCCATGGTGCACATCGTCTTCGATGCGCCCCCTGGTTACGACACCACGGCCCAGAAGGCCATGGTGGATGGGTTCCTTGCTTACCTCAGCGCCTCTTCTGGCGCTGCTGTGACTAAGGTTCTCGGTGGAGAGTCGTAAGACTCCGTTCTTCCACCGGATGGTCTACTCCCTACTCGCCAGTTCATTCTTGGCGATCGTGATCATTATGTCCCTTGTGTGGGTAGCATTTCTTGCCACCCTGGGGCTACTGATCACGGAGTGTGGGTTTTCCCACTTGGAGTAGATGAGGATTGACATCAAGGCTATGGATTCACGACCCCCTAGTTTGGAGGCATGATGAAAAGCCTGATGTTGCTCTGGAAGGTTCTCGCCTATGATATGGGCGAGAGATGTTCCGTCGACACCACTCATGACGTTGGAACTGTCATGAGGCGCTATGAGAATGAGGGCTTGTCATTCCTGACAATAACCCTACCTGACTTTGGGAAAGCCTTCGAGAGATGGCTCGCCTCAGGTCAGTGCAACCCCGCAGATGTGACTGGTTTCCAATCACGCAGAGGTCTCCCGGTATTCCTATCGGGTTTCCTTGGGCTTGTGTTCTCTAGCGGTGATGGTGCGATCCAAGAATCCCCCAACCATGACGCAGTGCTGGCTATTCGCCAGTTGTGCGGTTTGTACGGGAAACTCTTCCTTCAGGCATCGCCTGAGAGGACTACCCGTGCCATGGAAGGATTCTTGGATGTCGAATGCGAAGTCAAAGAGTGGGGAGACACGTTTGATCCGACTGTGGAGTCGGAACTTATACGTGTTTTCACTCTCCTGTTTGGTAGGGTTTGTGATGACGTCAATGGCCGTATCGGCACAAACGTCCACCTCCTTCCCAAACACGGGCCGGGTAAGACCGCAGACAGACTTGTCGGAAACGACAAGTGGAAGTTTAAGTCATGGCACGAAAGACTCGAGCCATACTTCCCGTCTGTGGATTACATCTTGCCCAACGCGAGGTACTACCAAGATCTCGCGTCCGTCAACTTCGCAGGGCCCGGTGACGAATTACCCGTAAGGGTGATCTCCGTCCCCAAGACACAAAGAACGCCTCGTATTATCGCCATCGAACCAACCTGCATGCAATACGCACAGCAGAGTGTGGCTCGATGTCTGGCAGAACTCATCTCCGATGATCTCGTAGGCGAGTTCGTTAGATTTAGCGACCAGAAACCGAACCAGGTTCTGGCACGAGCAGGCTCCCTCGACGGTAGCCTGGCTACGCTTGACCTTTCCGAGGCAAGCGATCGCGTCTCGAATGAGCTCCTCAAGCATTTGCTGGGGAGATGGACACACCTCAGTGGTGCGGTCCAAGCGTGTAGAAGTACCCACGCTCTCGTTCGACTTGGTAATGAGAGGGAAGACATCGTCCACCCTCTCTCCAAGTATGCGTCGATGGGCTCGGCTCTGTGCTTCCCTCTGGAAGCGATGGTCTTCACGGCCATCGTTTTCCTGGGAATCAGCAAGAGCCGCGGCAAGCATTTCACGCTCTCGGATCTCTCTGAGATGCGTGGCACGGTGGCTGTCTATGGGGACGACATTGTCGTTCCCGTGGATACCGTCGGATCGGTTGTTCATGAACTTGTCTCCTTTGGATTCAAGGTGAACTCCGGCAAGAGTTTCTGGACTGGGAAGTTCAGAGAATCTTGCGGGAAGGACTACTATGGAGGGACTGACGTGTCTATTGTCAGATTCCGCGCCATGTGGCCCGGCAACCGACGGAACGTGAAGGAGGTTGCATCTCTGGTTAGCTTCTTCAACCAGGCTAAAGATGCACACTACATTCACACAGTCAACTGGCTTCGAGAGAAGTTGGTTCGACTCCTCGGGACCTTCCCGAGGATCCCACGTGAATGTGGACTTCTAGGAGAGTTCTGCGATGATGAATTTGACATCGCAGGCATGTGCCCTGACCTCCAAACCCCGGTCTATTGGGGTTGGAAATTGGTTGCACGTGTACCAGAATCCCCTCTCGGGGAAGCTGGGGCTCTGCTCAAGTGGTTTCTTAAAGACGGGGAAATTCCTATCACCGTCGACCACTTGTTGCGAACCGGACGCAGCTCATCCGTTGACATCAAGATGAGC